TAGAGGACACAAAACAATCTTTTAAAGATTTTACAAATCGCCTACGTTCCAAAAATAAAACCAAAAATCTTTTTAGAAAGCAAAAAAAAAAGGATGAAATTATAATTAATATTGAAAAAACCGATTTAAATAAGGAAGACCAATACGATCACGAAATTCCTCTTATTCCACAAGACGACAGTGATGTTGAATCTTTTAAAACACAATTGAGTGAAGATTGTAATGAAGTTCCTGGAAATCTCACTGGAAACCGCATAGGTGAGATTGAGGGATTAAATGTAGACAGCACAAATAATTCTGAAAAAGAAGAGATTATTGATTTTCATAGTGAAATGAAAAATGAGTTAACTAACTTTATTATTGAAAATCATGATAAAATAAATGAGATTATTATTGGAAATATAGCAATTGCTGAACCCAAAAAAAATATTGGTAAACAATTATTTAAATTTATTAAATTTATAAATATTTTTAAATCTCAATATTTATCAAAAAATATGGATATTAATCCAGCAAAATATGGAGCACCTTATCCAAAAAAACTATTACCCATGATTGAAATTCAAGTTTTTAAATTACAACGTGAATATAGTGATCTTGTTGCAAATTATTATGATTTTTAACTATTACACATCTCTTCTTTATTTTCACAGTCTTCACAGTCTTCACAGTCTTCACAGTCTTCACAGTCTTCACAGTCTTCACAGCTCTTCTTCATTTTCACTGTCTTCGTCACCAAAAGTATTTTTACCAATTGAATTTAGATATTGAAGGACACATTTATTGGGAATACAATTTTTCAATTGTGCTCTTGCTTTTAATAATAAAATAATAATGTTTGAATGATTTATTTTTATTGCAATTTGAATTGGCAAAGAGTTGGGTTTATACAACTGTTCATTATTAATATCCATTCCATGTTTTATCAATAATTTCACTAAATTTATATTTTTATTTTTAATTGCATCAATGATGGCTTGATTTTCTCTCAATCCAACATTATTTATATCCGAACCACCACTTTTTTCAACTAAAATTTTATTAATTTTATCTGAATTTGATGAATTCAATAGAGGTTTATATTTATAATTTAATATTTTGTGTGATTTAGTGACAAATTCATGATAATTTATTCGATGACAATTTACAAGACAGATATTTTTTAGTTGGATAAATTTTAGTAATATTGGTTGATGTTTTGGTTTAAAAATCCAATTTGGTAAATGATATTGTGATACAGGCGATATGGAAGATAAAATATATAATAAAATTTCTCTTGGTATTAACATACAACTTTCTGTAAAACTGCTTTGAATAATATGGTTGAAAAAATATTTATAAGAGTTCAGACATTCAATTAAATAATCTAAACAATCTGTACTATGATGATAAAAACATGATTGTATTAAATTTTCTATGTTTTTCAATTTTGTTTTTTTTAGACCATCAACATCATCTAATATTATATGTTCGTTTAAATTCATATTTTCCACAACTGGAATAAATTGGAACTTTGACAATGGTTTATCGTTGTAGGTATTTTTAAATCCTGCATATTGAACAAGATGCATTTTCTCTTTGAATAATTTACGATCATATCGTAATTTGTTAAGATCTTTATGAAATCGTCCATGACATCGTCCACAAATACAATTATTAAATCCACATTTAATATGTTTTGGAAGATTGGTTGGATTATTATAACTAAACAACATAAATAGCAAAAAGAAATTTATCAAAAAAAAATTATCAAATTATTAAATTTAATAAAAAAATAAGAAATTTCTTTCTATAAATAAATCAATGAAAATTCATAAAGTTACTCAATCATTATTATCTGAATTAAACAAATTCGATATTCAAATTCCACCATCATGTTTACAAACACAAAATATTCATATTTTAGCAAATCAATCAAAACAGATTTTGACAAATATTCTTGAAAATATTGAAATATTCCATTTGAAACATACACAAATTAAACATTCATTTCTATCTGGTAACCAAAAACAAAGAAAACAGAAACAAGGAAAACAGAAACAAGGAAAACAAGTTAAAAACATTACAGTCGAACTTTTACGACAAAACAAACTTCCAGAAAAAACATCATTTTTTTATAATTTTATCAAAGACCTAAAATCCAATAAATTATCCAAAAAAGAAATATATTCTTATATAAATTTTTACAATCGCGAATTATATGGTTATCTCATGTCACTTAAACGACCAAAAACACTTAAAAACGTGTTAAAATGGTACCCTGAAAACATTTTATCGAATTTTGTTCCATTGGATGTTCAAGATGATATTATTAAAAATCTCGGACACAAAAATACGTATACATGCACATTTGGAACTAATAAAATTGACATGACAATTTATTCAAAAACTAAAAAAATAAATATTTTTCAAAAAGTAATTTTATTTACAAAAGCTTTTTTCCTATTTGAGTTACTCCAATTAAAAAATCAATACATACCAATTCATTTATTTTTTTCAAAAGAAACCAAAAAATTACCACCAAATGATAACAGTAGTCCTGTTAAATTTCTTGGTCCACGCGAAATTAATTCTGGATTGACATTAACATCTTTTTTGAAAACAATACCACCTACTATTGTTATTTTTCGCAAAGAAGAAATTGAAAAAGTATTACTTCATGAATTAATCCATGCCACCAAACATGATAAAAATTTGGTCAACACAGATAAAATAGATATAGATGTAAAATGCGCTTTTAATGTACCAAAATCAACTATGATTAATTTTGGTGAGACATATACAGAAACAACTGCACTAATTGTAAATAGTCTTTTCAATTCTCTTTTACAAAAAATTCCAATTCAATCAATTTTAAAAAACGAAATTCGATTTTCAATATTACAATGTTCCAAAATTATGAATTTTTATGGAATTAAACATATGAATACTTTTTTTTGTGACGATTGTTGTTTCATTGATAATGGTAAAGAAACATGGAATGAAAAAACATCTGTACTGTCATATTTTTTACTAAAAACTTCAAATCTATTGAATTTGGAATATTTTATAGAGAATTTCTGGATTTCTCATGAAACCACCAAATCTAAAAATATAGTTGATGCCAAATTTGTTTTTAAATTTATCAAGCAAACTTTTCATAAATATAAAAACTTATTTTTGATAAATGACCTAAAAACAATGAAAAACAAAACATTACGAATGACACTGTATGATTTTGATTGGACGGTTGAGGGACTATAGACAATGGGACGACAATGGGACGACAATGGAAAATCAATGGGACGACAATGGAAAATCAATAGAAGACATCAGAAAAAGAACATTTTTTATAAATTTAATTCTAAAAAATAAAATATATTTTATATTCTATATTTTAAAAAATAATGGAAACAAATAAGTTTAATCCATATGTCACACTTGGTTTACCAAACGATCCAGAAATCCCTTTTACAAAAATAAAAAAACAATTTAATAAATTATCTATTTTATATCATCCAGACAAAAATGCTTTTTCTGATGAAGATTGTTCTGACAAATTCCAAGATATTCTAAAAGCCTATAAAATTTTATCAGACACTAATAAACGTAAAAAATTTCACATGGAATATCCATCAGAACATCATCAACTAAAATATGATATTAAAAGTTATTTACAAAAGTTAAAATCTTCCCTAAAACGAAGAACGGAATTTGGAAAGGAAGGAGAACAATTTAAAATAAATGAATTTAATCAAACATTCACCAAAGAATTAAATAAAATTAACAAAATATACAATTTTGATAATATAGATTCACAATATGACACTGTATATAATGAATTGCCCACCACTGCAGCACAACGTCGAAAACAACGAGTCAATGTTCAAGTTGACAATATCAACCAAGATGATTTAGATAACGATATTAAAAAAAGAAAAAATAATTTAGTTGATTTCATGGAAAATTTAAAAAAAACTAACCCTGATCTTGTTATTCCCAAAATTATTGAAAATTATGATCAGGTGGATTTTAATAATAAATTTGTCAATTTTGTTTTGAAAAATTGCCAAGTTGTTGTCTATGAAACTCCTTTACCATATGAAAATACAATGGATTCAAATTTCAAATCCATTTCCAAAAATGAGGAACAATTTCCAAATAATCCATTAAAACCAATGGAAATTAAAGAGGAAGATTATGATTCAAATATATTAGATGTAAATTCCTTTTTAAAAAATGAATTTGATGATTTAATGAAAGGAAAACGACAAGAACGCGATCACTATATATCTGGTTTACAACATAAACAAAATGATGTTGGACAAATAAATCGTGAATTAAATGATGATTTAGTTGATATTGGTAAATTAGTTTCAGCAATAAACACACATGAAAATTTAAATTCATATTCTGATATTTACAAGGCTTTTGAGCGATTGGAAATCCAAATAAAAAATATTCGTTTGTTTTTAATGGAATTTTATAAAAAATTCAATAATCAAAATACTATGTTTATTCATGACATAAATATTTTTAATATCATTCATAAGTTAAATCGTGAAAAAATTTCGAAAACAATACAATCATCCAATGAATTTAATTATATGATTCAACATAATCACAATTCAAATTCTGATTATTTAATTGTAAATAAAGCATTATTAAATCTAAATAATTTATACAAACACCAGATCAAAACCTTAAAAACTAATGTACTTACCATGATTGATTCGTTTAATGATCCACTTGACATAATAAATTTGGAATTTCATGTATATGAAACCATGAAACTATTAAAAAATATTCACCAAAACATTATTTATAATTGGGAATTATTTATTCGTGATGTTGAAAAAATATGTTAAAAACAAATTTAATTTTTCATTTATTTATTTTCATTTATTTTATCTTTTATTAAACAAATGGAAAATCAATTATCGAAATCAAATCCACACCTAAAACCAGATTATTTATGTCTTCCAAAAAATAAAAAAGCTTTAATTCACTTTTTAAAAGATTTTCGCTATAAATTTGACATAATTCATTATTTATGTCATTCTTCATCAAGTGGTTCTCGAGAAGCTCGTTTGGGTCATTTGTTAAATGTACTTGCTAAAAATAAAGATACAGATGGGTATTTAATATTATTAGACAAATATATCGAAAATTATTTTGACAATATTTATGAATTTATTACAAAAGATCGGCAAAACCGACAATATATCCATGAATATATGTGCTATTATTTGGATTATTAAAGAGAGAACAAATCATCATTATTGATATAATCTTTCTTTTGTTCCAGGTGTCAATAATGTGTTTTTTGAAGCTTTATTGATTGTTTTTTGAATTTGACGTTTCTTTGTTTGACTTGGTCGATGAACGCTCTTATATTTTTTTTTATATTTTTTTGCTAATCCAGTGTCAAATGCATATCCCAATTCTTTATCGTGAAATTTAGATGGATAACAAGCTTTTCGTCGTTCATTCCACAAACATCGCTGAGAATATGGCATATCTTTAATCATACCATCACAATTGTATTTTTTTCGATTGATACAATATTCATCTGACATCATTTTATTTTTATACATTTTTAAGTAATCTTTACCATCTTTGGAATCCCAAAAATATCCTAATTCTTTTTTTGCAAAATCACTTGGAAAACAGGCATCTCGTCGATTGTTCCATGTACATTTTTTACCCTTTGGATGGAATTTTGATTTGATAACTCCATCACATTTATCAATTGATCGATTAATACAAAAACTGTCTGAATATTGACGTTCTTCACGATTTTTCGCTTTTAATTTTAATTCATTATCTCGTTTATCTTTTAAACTAAATTTTCGTTGTAATAATAATCTTTGTAATTCAAGCTCTTCTTGTAATTTAAATTGTCTTTGCTGTTTCTTCAAAGCAGATGAAGATACTCGTTGTACTCTTTTAGGAGAAGGTGTTCTCTTTTTTTTAGGAGAAGGTGTTCTCTTTTTTTT